TTCTTTGTGTAAGTCAATCATTGCTTTTTTTGTCATGTCAGCTGCAGATCCTTGTATCAATCTATTCAAAGCTTTGTATGTATATGCTCGTTTGATCCCTGGTCCGTGTTCCGCGAGCGCTGCTTCGTGTGGCAATGCTTTGTGTATTCCAAATTGATTGGGCTCCCACAAATGAAACCTACACAAACGACCTAGTAAAGTTCTAACTTTACCTCTGTCTTGTGCTCTACGCATAACACTATCCATCAATTGTTTTACAAATGGTACACGTGAGTGATACTGTCTGAATAATTCTTCAGCTTTTTCTTTGTTAACACCTAGTTCAGCTTGTAATTTATTTTTACCCATACCATAAAACAGACCAAGATTAATTGTCTTTGCTTGGTCTCTTGGTATATCCGCCATGTCGGCTACAATTTTGTGAAAGTCTGCATCACCTTCGTTGTATGCATCTAAAACATCTCCAACAGCATACATATTTTGTAATGCAGCATAGTGCACAACTAGGCGTGGTTCTTGTTGTGAGTAATCAAATACACCCCACTTACAATTTTGTTCAGGTACAAACAACGATCTGATCATTGGTCCAAGTTCCTTATTCCGTGCAGGTATCTGCTGTAGGTTTGGATTACTATAACTAAATCTACCAGTTACTGTGCCACCACTATCTGATCGAAGTTGGTTAATCTCAGCATATATTCGTCCTTTATGTTCATGTTTAATTATGGTATCAATAAATGTTGTATGTGCTTTGTTTATTTCTCTAGCACGTGCAATCTTTTGAACTATCGGATGTGGATGGTTCTGTAAAAAATTTTTAGTAAATGATGGAGAATTTGTTTTTTCAGTTCGGTCAAACGGTAGGCGTAGTTTTTGAAAGACTTGCGCAATTGAACGTGCAGCCCATATTTGAGTATCTACTCCTGTTTCTTTTTTTACTATGTGCAAGCATTCTTTTTCTTCTGTTAATAGTTTGTTTTTTAATTCAGTCGCTGCTTGGATATCTACACGAACGCCTAAAAAACGCATATCAACGAGGCAAGGAAATAATTCAGTCTCTAAATTAAATATAGATTGTATATCTTGACTAATAATTTCTTTCTTCATCTCCTGCCAAAGTTCTAGTGTTAGTTTAGCGTCAGCTTCAGCATACTCACCTACATACATTGCAGGTAATTTGTACATCTCAGACTTAGCATCTATACCCCATTCTTTAGCTGTTTCAGCCAATACAGCCTCATTTTTACCCCTTCCGACATAATCGCGACCCATAGAGCCTAAATCGTATCGAAAGCGATTCTCGTCCACGAGAGAGCCAGCAATCATGGTATCTATGATGGTACCTTCAATTCTTAGACCCTCAGATCTAATAAAACATACGTCGTACATAGCATTGTGAAATATCTTTTTTGATGGTGTTTCTAGTATGTCTTGAAACCACTTTAGAACAATTTTAATATCCATATTACCACCACCTTCGTGACGTATAGGATAGTATCCAGACCAATCTCGCACAGCTACAGCTATACCTACAATCTGCCCTCTTCCTGTAACAGAGCCAGATCCCATAGTTTTTAAGTTAGGATCTTTTGTCTCCAGGTCAATTGCAATCTCATCGTATTTTGATAGATCAGGAAATTCTGTTGGTGGCAGCCACTCTACTTGTGGACTAAACATAGGTTTCTGTATCATTTGTAGTCCCTCTCTATAATCATTTCTAAAAAATGTATTGCTTTCAAAATATCTTCTTTTCCATTTTTATCTTTATGTCTTATAATATATTTTATAGCACATCCCTCAGGATATAAAAGTTTATTTTCAACTACAAATTTACTTGGTTGAATTTTATACTTTTGATAGTGATTCCCGCCGTGCTGCTTGTCCCATACTTTACTCATAGATCATATCCTTTGTTATCTTGTTGTGGTCTGATAATATGTAAATGTTCCTTGGTCCTTGTTGCGCCAACGTAGAACAATCTATTCTCATCATCAGGATTTTTTTCATAGCTTCTCATTGTGTTAAAACTAAGATCAGTGAGCAACACAACATTTTCTGCTTCACCACCTTTTGCACCGTGTATCGTAGACAAAGTTATACGTGGTGCTTCATTTAACTTCTCTCCTCTTCTTCTCATTTGTTTTAAATAATTTACTTCTCGTCTTGAAGCTGCATCAAATGCTTCAAACCAGACAGCATCTGTTTTTAATCCTTGATATTCTTTCATCATTGGTATGATGTACATACTATCTTTAGTCATTGATTTTAATTTATTTTTATCTGCGTGTTTATCTGACATGTATCCGTATATTCTTATGACTTGATCATAAGATAATGGTGCACCTTTTCTTGCATTTTCCCAATCTAACGCTGCCATATGTAGTGTATGTTCTTTTTGTTTTTTAAATTTATTATTATAATAATATCCGTTTTCATAAAGCGTTGGCTCTAGCTTATCTAACATATATTTAGTTCTAGCTAGAACCAACCATTCACCTGATGACATGTTGATATCTTCAAAGTCATCATATCGAGACAAGGAGCCTTCGTGAATTTTTGGATTCCAAGACTTATTTATTCTTGTTTTAATTTTATTTATAATACCCATTGCAAGTGCATGTACTTTAGCAGGTATTCTGTATGATTGTTGCAAGGGCAGCATCTGTCCTTCTTGCGCTATGAAAGAGTCCACATCTGCCCCCGCCCATCTAAATATTGCTTGGTCATCATCACCTGCAATAAAAGAATCTGTTGTCTTTTGCCAAATAGCTTTCGCCATATCCCACTGCATTCTTGATAAGTCTTGTGCTTCATCTATAAATACAACATCAAACTTTGGTACTGCCACATCTGACTTTGTAAATTCTAATATCATGTCATTAAAATCTATGAGAGTGTGTTGTTTTTTATAATCCTTTAAATAATGTGCCATTAGTTTTAATTTATCTAATGCTAAATCCTGACTATGTTGATTTAAATTATATTGTTGCTCTGGAGTAATACCTTTTAATGTTGCAAGATTTATTACCTGTAGATACTCACTATCTGACGTAAAAATTCCATTGTGATCGTTTTCATATTCTGCATAATTTATTTCTTCATTTACTTTTTTACCTAAGTCTTGATAATGTCTACGTTGCATCACATCTTCTTTTTTTATACCAAGTCTTTTAAATGCCAGTGAGTGTAGTGTTCTAAAATATGGTAAATCATCCTCTTCTAAATTAAATTTTTTTATTGCTCTGTCTCTTGCTTCGTATGCAGCTTTCTGTGTAAACGCAAAGTATCCAACCTTATCTGGGTCTGTATTTTTTAAATAATCGTCCACTTTATTTAATAAAGTAGTTGTTTTGCCTGTGCCAGGTGGTCCTAAAACTATTGTTTTCATTAGTATGGCGTCTCTTCTTTTAATTTTTTTTGTTTGTATTCTTCTGTTTTCTTTTCAAACTCTTCTACAACATAAACAGATAATTTATTTTTACCTATTCTTTTATCTGTGCAACCACATTTTTCTCGTAACATTTCTGCTGTTCTTGAGTATCCAAGATCCCAACGCTTACGCATTAAATAATTATGATAAAATTTATCAAACACAAAATGATGATAACCATTGTTAGTCCATGTACCACCTCTTGGTAAATCTTCTTTTGAATCTAACTGTGTTCTATTCAAACAATATTCTTGTAAGTGATTGTGCAATTGATCTTCTGTTCGTAAACCTGCTGCAGGCTCCGTGACTTCAGCATTGTTTAGTAGTATGTTTGTTATGTTCACCCAGTCTTTTTCTTTTAATGTAGGTGGTCTATTTTTTAACTGCACCATACACGCTTCTTGAAATAAACTTTGTTGTCTTAAATGTTTTACACTCTCTAACTTTAGTCTGTCTCCATCTACATTAAGATAATAGTATGGATCTTCTAAATCTATAACTTGTAAATCTGTAAGATTTGGAAACAATATTTCTTGACCTATACCAAACTTTCTTGATCTACACAGTGTTTTGTCACATAAACTACACATAGGTTGATCATTACATTTATATCCCCAATCTTTTTTATCATGTTGTTTTACAACGATTTCTACTTCAGAATCTGACAATGGTTTTTCCATTGATGTTGCATTAAATAACATTAATCTTGATTTCCATTCTGCAGGCCATTTTTGTTTTGCATATACACCATAGTGAAACAATGCATTGTTTCTACCACCCTCTCCTATTTTATTTTCTGACATCAACTCAATACATGGTGGCCCATCAGAATATTCTGTTTCCGGTCTTTTAACTTCTATTGTATTGATATTATCTTGTTTATATTTTTCTTGTAATTCAAAAAAATTTTCTAGTGTAGCAGCTTCACCATTTTCTTTAAATGCATATCTAACAGAACTTTTATAATTAAAGTATGGAAGATTAAGAAAATTTCCTGTATCATCTTGCGATTTTAATTCTGTTTGTTTTGGAAATACTTCTGAATTACCATAACCTAGTACAGCTCTTATCTGCACTAATTTATCTCTCATTAGTTTTGCTGATACATAATCCGATGTAAATAAAAATACATGTGCACCACCTGACTTTGATCTACATACGATCAAAGGTAATTTCATATTTGTTATCTTGTTTATTAATTTTTTGTGATCAAAACCTGCGTAAGAATCTATATCTATACAACCCCATCTACACTGATTGTCATCGTTAATAGGTATAAT